CCGATTTGTAACGTTTGACCCTCGGACATGGACGAATCAATACGATGTGGCGATTAACGTCGGTCTGGGTTCAGGAGATCGTGAGCAGAAACTAGCTATGTTGCAGATGATTCTAGCCAAGCAAGAGCAAATTCTGACTCAGTTTGGCGCATCGAATCCTGTGGTATCTGTGGCTCAGTACCGGGATACCTTAGCAAGACTGATTGAATCGGCTGGTTTCAAGGATGCTAAGGCGTTCATTAACGAGATCAGTCCTGAACTGAATGACGCATTGTCTCAGCCACAGCCACCGGCTCCAGATGCTCAGGCTGAAGTAGCTCAGATGCTGGCTCAGGTAGAGAGAGAAAAGACCGAGGCTAAAGCTCAGATTGAGGCTGCAAAGCTAGGCTTGCAGAGAGAGCAACTAGAGGCTGAGTTCACTCGTAAGGGTATGGAATTATCTATGCAGCAGGAGCGTAGTGCTTCTGAGATGCGTATCAAAGAGGCTGAGTTGGCTGTTAAACAACTTCAGGCTATCTTGGCGATGGACATTGCTGATGAGGACAGCCGTAACAAACAGGCTGATATTGTCCTGAAGGCGATTAAAGAGCTAGGCAATCTAACGGGTAGAACGAATGGACAGATGCCAATGGGCTGAACATTTACTGAGGGATGAGGGCTTTCAGGCAATGATGGAAGAACTCCGATCAGTAGAACTAAGCAGGTTTGCGATGAGTGCTGCTAGCGAGGCTAACGTAAGAGAAGATGCTTACCACCAGCTAAGGGCATTAGAAAAGATTGAGGCCTACCTTGAAGGGCTATCGGCACAGAAGCTGATAGACGAAAAGCGGCTGAAAATTTTGTAACTGAGTCGGGCAGTTCCCGATATAATTTAGGAAACAATATAT